ATGGATCAGATTATTCCTTTTTACTTCCAGGGCAGCCAAGTTCGTACGCTCAAAGACGAGAACGGTCAGCCACTATTTGTAGCTACTGATGTTGCGAGTGTGCTTGGGTATGAGCGCCCGGAAAATGCTGTAGCGAGGCATTGCGCGGACTCCCTGAAACGGGGAGTCCGCAACTCTCGCGGAGAGATGCGACCCACGGATTGCATCTACGAGCCTGACGTCTACGCCCTGATCTTTGGCAGCAAACTTCCATCCGCCAAGAAGTTCCAGCGATGGGTGTTTGAAGAGGTGCTGCCGAGCCTCCGACGCGATGGCTACTTCCGGACTGACCGGAAGTACAACATGGAATTCCCCTTCGATATGCCTGCCATGACTCGCCAGTTTTCGGCGGGGCTGACCTACCTGGAGCGCTCCGGGGTGCCTAAGCACCGGGCTGTGGCGATGTCTAACCGCATGGTGGCTGAAGTTACTGGCATTGATGTGCTGGAGATGCTTGGCGCCAAGGAAGAGGCGCTGGCTGAGAACCCGAAGGTGGCGCAGTTCTGGAAGATTTACGAGGCGGTGTGCCTGGATGAGAAGGGCAACAACATTCTGAACCACAGCAAGGATGATGCGTACATTGCCCTGAACCTGAATCATTTTATCGATGTGGCCGCTGAGAATGGCTTTGATGTTCCTGAAGGGGTGAAGTCTGCCCTGAAAACCAGCGTGGATCGCCGCTTTGTAGAAACCAAGCCGGTGAACTCCCGTATCACTGGCGGCACGGTTCGATGCTGGGTGTTCTGCACCAGCAATCCTGACCTGGTGGATTTCCAGAACGAGCGGCGGCTTCGACTAGTGGAAGAAGATACCGAGTAAATATCCGCTGGCCATCTTACTCAAACGTCAATTGATGAAGCTTCCAGTTCTCCGTGAAGGCAGTGTCGCCTGTGTGAAGGAACTGTATGTCGCAGTACCAAGTCATTCGGATATTAGCGTTGTAATGATTTTTTGTATCGACATGCGACTTTATCGTGTAACGGCCCCTATTTTTCCGAATGGTTATGTAATCGTAAAAGGGGAAGTCAGCATCTTTGGGGCTCAGCATCTCCGACCTGACAAAGTCTTGGCACTTGATGCGAGCGGAAATATCTAAATCGGAGTCAATGTCGTCGAGTTCGTCGTAGTGGCTTCGGAACTTTTCTGGCAGATTGTTGTGCTCATTGACGCACCATCCTAAGACGGTTGTGAAGAGGAGGTCGGCGTTCTTTTGTGGAGCGAAATCGTTAAGGCAGACTTTAAATTGTTCCAGGTTATATCCTGAATTGCCCTCGCTTTTTAGAAACTTGTCTATGACTTTTGGCCGATCACTTGGGGTCAGAGCTATATAGTCAGAAAGATTGAGCTGAGCGATTTCGCTTTCGGAAGGGAGGCCGTCATCGAACAACACAACGGCTACGCCTAAACCAATAAAAATAGAACCAACCCACGAACTCCATTTCATGCTGCTTTCCATTTGTTGAGTGATTTGGTGCACGCTAGCAAGGAAAGTGCTATTCTGCCACTACTACATCGAAAGCGGTATCCGCACCCGTCAGCATTGCGGTTTTTTTGTGCCTGTTATTTGGGCATGAACGCCTGTTATGGCGGGATGATAGGGCCGAATACAATACCCTTCGGGGGAATAAGCCCAGCCGCCTTTCGACGGTAGTTGAGTCCCGCCGCCCTCATTCAAGGTGGCACACTACTAAATCGAAAGGAGGCCATGTATGGCTGCTCAAAAACACGTAAGTTGCAAAACTCCTTCCCATTCAGCCGAGGCTGTCTGGCGGCAATCGCCCATCTCCCGCAGTGCCTTTTTGTTCTTCTTCCACTTTGTTGACTACACCCACGCCTGCAGCGTTGATCAAGATCCCCGTGAGTTCTGGCCGGAAGTGTTCCGCCTTCTGGATTTGGCGGCGACAATCCCCGGACTGAAATTGGACAGCCGCATAGCCGATCTGGTGGATCGCCTGCAGCCCACAGTGGACGCCTTTGATTTTATGGAATGCGCGGTGGTTCTCAGTGAGTGGCTGATGGAACACGAGGGGGAGGTGTGAGATGGCTGGCAAAAATGGAAAATCGGTCACCCAATCGCGCGCTGATGACGGCGTTCCAGCAAGGTTCACTATTTTCGGCTTTACGCCGATTTGCCCTCACTGCACGTACCCTGCCAAGGATATTTACACTTGCTACCTTACCCGGTGCGCCACAGAGCTGTTTTTGTCCTGCAGCAACAGCCGTTGCGGGCATCGTTGGGTAGCGTCATTAACGGCGACGATGACGGTCTCCGCTTCAAAAATGGAGAGTCCAAAGGTCCGGCTGTGCAAGCTGCCGCGGGGAAGCCTTTCGGCAGTGTGAGGTGGTGGGCGGCTAATCAGAGCTGCCCAGGCCTTCAATGCGGTATTCATCAAACCGCATGACCTCTTCGCCGATCCAATCATTCAGGGCGCGGTAGCGTTCCTGCAGGGGCTCGACTTCGTTGGCGGCGAAGACTTTGGCGGCTTTCTCGGGATCGCCGAGGCCGCTGGTATTGGTGGGAATTACACCCATGAGCTGGGGCGGTACGCGGTGGCCTGCCATCAGGTCGTCGCGGGTGACGTTTTTGATATTGAAGAACTCGTCCTTGGCGCTGACTTCGCTGATGGGGATGATCTGCATGCCGTCTTTTTTGCCGTTGGGCGCGTACATGAACAGGTTCTTGAAGTTGCCGGGGCCCTTGCTTTCCTTCATCGCTTTGCGGATCGCGTCCACATCCTCGCCATTCTGGCTCGCGTCGGTCATGTAGAGGATGAAGCCTGCGTGGCTGCCGTTGTCGTAATACCGCCGGCGGAAGATGGTGGCGCTTTCGTTCAGCCAGGCGCTCTGCAGGCTGGACATGTATTCCGGCACGCCGTAAATCTCCTGGTTGATATCCGGCTGCAGCAGGTGGAATACCGATCCCGCCGAAAACTCGTGCGGGTTGCCAGCGTCATGGATAAACCAGTAGGTGTCGTCTTTGCCACGACGGGTGTACTTACTCAAACTATGTCGCAGTCGAATTGGCGTACCCAAGCGGCTGTCCTCTCTCTCCAGATAGGCATTGCCGAACACCAGATCATCGAGGACGAATTTTTCAAACTCCTGACGACTCAACAGCGGGTGAGGGCGGAAGGTTTTCACCAGTACGTTTTTCTTAACCTGGATGGCGCTGGAATGGTGAGGGTTGGCCCGGTAGGTTTTGGCCAGGCCATTGACTGACACCGGCGGCTCATACCATTTGCCGCTAAACCACGACTCGGTGTAGCCCAATATATCCCGTGCGGCCAGCACTGGCTCGGCATCGCCAAAGGTGAACACCTCGGTTTTTTGCTTTTTGGCGGGTTTGGATTTCGCGGTGGCCATCAGAACAACTCCAATATGCTGTTATTGCCCGCGCTCTCATGAAGCGGGGCGTTGTCGAGTGCGTGCATTAGCGCCCAAGCCAAATCGGCGTGGCCGCTTTCGTTGGTGCGGCTGGCCTGGTAGGTCATCTGTCCGCCGCCGGCGGTCATGGTCCGCTTGATCATCAGCATGGCGTGAACCATATCCGTCCAGCCGTTATCAAACTCAAGGCGACCATGGGAAATAATGTCCTTGGCCTTGAGTACCATTTGGGCCTTAATGCCAGGGTTATAGTCGTAACCGACAGCGCGGGGAAAAAAACGGCGCACCATATCAAACACACCGGTGCCAATCGCGGTTTTATCGATGCCGATATGGGTAACGTTATAGATTTCGGTCAGCCGCTTGATGCGCTCAGCCTGGTCGACAAAGTCCATGCCCACCCAGTTGAGCTTATCCAGAATGCGGTGCTTGCCGCCCGGTACCGGCGAGGGCGCCACCACTACGCAACTGGCGTTGTCACTGGTGCGCGACGGGTCATAGCCTATCCACACTTCGCGGTTGCCGATCGGGCGGGGTGCCAGTGGCTTGTAGTCATCCCAAGCCACCCAGCTGTCCACCATGCAGGCCGTCAGTTCAGTGAAGGAAAACACCGAAAATGTGTCATCCACAAACTGGCACATAAAGAGGTTTTCCATTTCCTCGGGGCTGTACTCCAGGCGCAATTGGTCAATATCAAACAGGTCGCAGCCCTTGGCCTCGGCATCCAGCAGGGTAACGATTTGCCGCCATTGGCCGTCTTCACACATGCGTCCTGGCGCCAGCTTTTTATGGGAAACGTCCAGCTGGATCTGGTCTTCTTTTTTGCGCCCGCGGTTAAACAGCGCACCGGTCCAGAACGGATAGGCCTCGTGGTTAACGCTGGAAGGGGTAGAAAAATAGGTCTGGCGCCATTTCTTGTGGGCGGCCATGCCCGAGGCCACTTTGCGCAGATTCTGAAACCGCTGAATCCAGAAATACTCATCCACATACAAGTGGCCGTGGTAGCTCTGGGCCGTATTGGAATTGGTCGACAGAAATATCAGCTCAGCGCCATTGGGCAACACAATAGGGTCGCCGGTCAGCTCAACGTCAGCCCATTTCTTTGCCGCTTGCACCACGTAATTCCGAAAAACATGGGCCTGAGCCTTTGAGGCCGAGATAAAAATCTGGTTATCGCCAGTGGTGGCCGCATCGACCAAGGCCTCATTGGAAAAATAGTAGGTGGCGCCAATTTGTCGGCTCTTCAGAATGTTGCGAATGCGGTGCAGAGTCTTTTTATGCAGCCACTCTTTTTGGTAGCCAAATATCTCATCCATGAAGCCTTCTTTGATGCGGTCCAGCGCTTCGGGCGAGATCTCGTTCTTGATTTTTTTATTGCTGCGCCGCTTTCCCCTGTTGCGATTACGGACGTTTGGGTTTAAATCTGCCTCGTTGCCGCCATCGTCATACCGGCGGATGCGCGCTGTGCGCTCAAGGCTTTTGGTCAGCACCTCAATCTCTTTCAGGTCCTGATCGGTTTTTTCATCTTTCTTCAAAAGCTGGCACAGTCGGGCATCAATAGATTGCTCAACCCGCTGCACGATGGGCGCATTGTCCCAATCGTCGCGACGCTTCCAGCTGTGCAGGGTAGGGCCGGGAACGCTCAGTCGAGTAGCGATCTCGGGAATGCGATAGCCCTGCCAATACAGCAGTCGCGCTTCTGTCCTGTCATCTGAGCCTGTTTTCATGCGCCCAGATTACGGGCAAAGCTGCCACCCCCTTATGCGGCCTCGGCGTAAACCGCCTCTTTACTCCTGCACCGCCTTGGCGTGTCAAAACAATTCCGCAACGCTACCGCTCAATAGCTGATTTCACAGCCCAACAGCCACCAAAGCGGATGCAGAACATGAAATCGAAATTTTTCCGAGTTGCCGTTGAAGGCCAGACCACCGATGGCCGCGCCATTACCCGCGAACAAATTGTGGACATGGCCAGCACCTACAGCCCTGAAAAATACGGCGCCCGTATTTGGATGGAACACATTCGTGGACTGTACGCCGACAGCTCGTTTCCTGCCTTGGGCGATGTGGTAGAGCTGAAAGCCGAGGAAATCAAAGACGGTGATCTGAAAGGCAAAATGGGCCTCTACGCCGCGATCAACCCCACCAAAGAGCTGCTGGCGATTAACGAAAAGCGGCAGAAAATTTATACCTCCATTGAATTGGACCCCGACTTCGCTGGCAGCGGCCAGGCCTACATGTACGGCTTGGGCGTTACTGACAGCCCCGCCAGCCTCGGCACTGAGGCGCTGAAATTCTCTGCCGAAAAGCCCAATGCCGAAAAACTGCTGGCCAGCCGCAAAAATCGCCCGGAGAACCTGTTCAGCTCTGCCATGGAAGTGCATATCGAGATGGAAGCCGAGAGCAAGCCTGAGGAAAACGGCCTGTTCTCAAAAATCAAAGAGCTGCTCAAGCGTGACAAAGCCGAAACTGGTGCCGAGTTTGGTGCGGCTATTAAAGACCAGAATGAGGCGGTGACCCTTCTTGCCAACGAAGTGGTGGCACTTACTAAAAAGATCGAAGGGATGGACGGTGCTACCGCATCCGCACAAGAAATCTCTGATCTGATGGAAAAATTCACCACGGTAAACAGCGAGCTGAACGCACTCAAAACCCAGCTTGGCAAAGAACACCAACACAGTCAGCGCCCCCCGGCCACCGGTGGTGACGGCGAAGTATTAGCAGACTGCTGAACCCAGCAGTAAACGAACTCAGTTAGAAAATTTTCACCAGGAGCAACAGGCATGCGTAAAGAAACCCGCGAAAAATACAACGGCTATTTGGCCCAGCAAGCCGCGCTGAATGCCATTGCGCTTGAAGATATCAAGGGGGGTACAAAGTTCGCTGTTGAGCCCTCAATTTCCCAAACCCTTGAAGACCGTATTCAGGAATCATCAGCCTTCCTGCAGAGCATCAACGTGGTGCCGGTTTCAGAGCAAGAGGGCGAAACCCTTGGCTTGGGTACCAGCTCAACCATCGCTGGCACGACCGATACCGACTCAAACGATCGCGCCACCACAGACCCAACCGGCCTGAACGCCTTCGGCTACCGCTGCGAGCAAACCAACTTTGATACCCACCTGAAATATCCCAAGCTGGATATGTGGGCAAAATTCCCCGATTTTCAAACCCGCATCCGCGACGCCATTCTGCGCCAGATCGCCCGTGACCGCCTGATGATCGGCTGGAACGGCACCAGCCGCGCCGCTACCTCAAACCGCACCACCAACCCTCTTCTGCAAGACGTTAACAAGGGTTGGATTCAGTACGTGCGCGATAACGATGCCGCCCGCATCATGAGCGAAGTGGTGGAATCGTCAGCCGCAGTCAAGGTCGGCACCAACGCCGGTTACGACTACAAGAACCTGGATTCCCTGGTGTTCGACATCGTCGAAAACCTGCTGGACGAATGGCACGCCGAAGACACCGGGCTGGTGGCGATCATGGGCCGTCAACTGCTGGCGGATAAGTATTTCCCCATCATTGATGACAACAATGTGCCGACCGAAAAGGTCGCCAGCGACATCATCATTTCCAGCAAGCGCGTTGGCGGTCTGCCAGCGGTGCGGGTGCCATTCTTCCCGGCGCGCAGCATCGTGGTGACCACATTGGACAACCTGTCCATCTACTGGCAAGAGGGCACGCGCCGCCGCACCGTGGTGGACAACGCCAAGCGCGACCGCGTCGAAGACTACCAGTCCATCAACGAAGACTACGTAGTGGAAGACACCGGCGCCTTCGCCGCTGTCGAGAATATCAAACTGTGGAACGGCACTGCCTACGCGTAAGCGTGGGTAGCTGCCGATACGGTTTACCGCACTAACCAGCAAAAAACGGGGCGAACATGACACCAGCAGAGCGGCACCGCCAGCGCATGGCGGCCAAAGTCGAAGCAGAGAAAAATGCTGACCCAGCCAACAGCCAAAACCACACCGCCTACGAGCGGCAGCTGGTTTTACTGGCTGAGCACAAGCGCATGCTCAAGGGCATCCAGAGCATCGAGAAGAAAATCGAGCTTAAAAAGCAGCTTATTCCAGAATATCAGTCATACCTAAAAGGCATTTTAGAAGCCGACAAGGGTGGCGCGGACGAAGTGGTCACCACACTGTTGCTTTGGTGTATCGACGCAGGCGAATACTACGCCGCTTTGTCTCTGGCATCGTACTGCTTGCGGCACAAGCTGCCCACGCCAGACGCCCACCAGCGCACCATGGGCACAGTCATCGCCGAAGAATTTGCCGACTACAGCCTGAAAGGCGTTGACGAAATCACATTGGACATGTTGGAGGAAGTGCGCAGCCTAACCGCCGAGCAAGACATGCCCGACCAGGTGCGCGCCAAGCTGCATAAAGCCATCGGCTACTTGCTTCGAGATACCAACAAGCCTGCAGCGCTGGAAGAACTGAAGCGCGCCCTGGAGCTGAACACCGCCGCAGGCGTGAAAAAAGACATTGAAAAACTGGAGCGCGAGATTAAAGCCGCCGCCAGTCAATAAGAGGGTCGCCCCGCCGACGGAAGACCCGGGTGGAGGCTTTGAAATTGGTCAAAGCCGAAACCCGGGCGCTTCTTAACGCACAGGGCACATCAACATAGGTGAGATAATGGGCAGTTTTATCCCCAGTGGCCAAGCATCCCCCGGCAACGAGCCCGACCTGCCCAACATCCCCTTTTTTCCACCCGTCAGCCCGTCGATTTTCCGCGATGCCATGGATGTAGACACCACCGTGTCTACCGAGCGCATAAATATGGCCCTGCAGCTCTCACTCATGGAAGTGAACAACAGCCTGGCCGTGTGGTCTGCCGCGCAAATTGAACTTGGCAATGCCACCCTGGCCGCCACCAAAGACACTGTCTATGGCGAGGACGAACAGGCCGTTAACCATCAAGAAAAACTCTACCAGTCTGCCGTGTTCCACCTCGCCAAAGCCCGCGTGGTAGAGCACATGCGCGACTTTGACAGCACCGCCGCCGGTCACAACAAGGCCGACGAACTCAGCCAGCCCATTGACGACTTCAAGCGCGAGGCTCGCCGCAACGTGCGGGCCATTATGGGCCAGCCCGGCACCGTGGTGGAGCTGATCTAATGCGCCAGATCCGCACCCTGCAGGGCGACACCGCCGACCTGATCTGCTACCGGGAGCTGGGTCGCACCGCTGGCGTCACCGAGCAACTGTACGAACTGAATCCACGTCTGGCGGATTATGGCCCAATACTGCCCAGCGGCTTACTCATCACCCTCCCAGACACACCCCAACGCGCACAGGCGCAGGGAATAAACGTATGGGATTAACCCGCGATAACTACAAAGTCGCGTTCACCTTCTCAATGCTGAAAGAGGGGGTCGACGCTGACGATCCCGCCGACCCCGGCGGCAAAACCCGCTATGGCATCAGCAGCGTGTACCCCCCCGCCATGTGGGAAAACGGCCCGCCAAGCTGGGACGATGCGGTTGACTTCTACCGCCGCGAATTCTGGCAGATTTGCCGCTGTGATGAATTGCCCAGTGGAATAGACATCGTGCTGTTCGATGCCGCCATCCCCAGTGGCCCCGGCGATGCCATCCGTTGGCTTCAGCGGGCATTGGGCGCTAAGCAAGACGGCCTGTTTGGCCCCAAAACACTGGCAGCCGTGCAACGTGCAAGGCCCGAGACCGTCATCCGCGACATAACCGCCTTCCGGCTCCAGCACTATGTTCCCTTGTCGGCCTATGGCCGGTTTGGCCTTGGCTGGTTTCGTCGCGCCATCGAGTGCTACGGCCTGGGCATCGCTAACATCAATCCCGGTATCAAGGAGCCACACGATGGCCATTAAGCTGTTCTCCAAGTTGTTCGGCAGCGACGAGGTGGTTGGCAAAGCTGTAGATGGTGTATACAACGGCGTCGACAAGCTGGTGTTCACCGACGAAGAAAAGTCAGAGCGCTTTGCCATCCTGCTCAAGCTCTACGAGCCATTCAAACTCGCCCAGCGCCTTCTCGCGATGATTTTTGGCATCCCCTATGCGTTCGGCTGGCTGATAACCTTTCTGGCCTCGTTTTTTACCAGCGTAGAAGAGCAAATTGAGTTGCTGTCCGGCGATATGGGCAGCATAGTGCTGGCAATCGTCGCGTTTTATTTTTTAGGCGGGGCGGGAGAGTCCCTGTTGCGGGGCCGTGGCAAATGAGCGAAATGAGCAAAGACGAAATCCAGGATCTGGCCGACAAAGCCGCCGCCAAGGCCGTGCAAGACACCCTTAAATCGCTGGGTTTCGACATGGAAAACCCCATGGATATCCAGCGCAATATGCTTTACCTGGACACCCAGCGCCGTGCCACCGAGTCAGTCAGCAAGTTTACCCGCATCACCATTTGGGGGTTTGTTATCTCTGGAATCGTGTCGGCCATATCACTGGGTGTGATCTCCGGCATCAAAGGTGTGATGGCCCCGTAATGGAATTACTCGCCGCCCTGCGCAAACACATCCTTACCAGTCCGCTCGGCGTCAAGGCCGACAACCTGGTCACCTTTGCCAAAGACGGCGAAATCGTCAGCCATCAGGGCGACACCAACCACCATTTTGCCATCCGCTACGACGCCAACATCATAGTGGTGGATTACGGCAAAGCCCCCGACATGCTGTTTTACATTGTGCTCAACTGGCTCAAGGCCAATAACGCCAACCACCAGGCCAACGCCATCCGCTTTAATGCCGACATCATCGACCACAAAAAAACCGATGTAGAAATCATCGTGCGGTTGGAAGAACTGGTGGGCGCCAACGAAGTCGAGGGCGGCATCCAGCTGGTACACAACGGCGTTGCGCCCATCGATGTTGTGCCGCTCAGTGCGGGGGAGTGGGAGCTTTACATCCCGCCCGATCCTGACCCCGTGGCCGACTGGGTTGCCAGGGGCGAATAGTGGCCGCCGAATATACCGACGCCACCCTCAACGACTGGCTCAGCGCCACCCNGGCGCCATTGTCACCCGCCAGCCGTCGCCAGCTTATGCGCGATATCGCGCTCTATTTGCGCCAGTCGCAAAGCCAGCGCATTGCCGCCCAGCAAAACCCCGACGGCACCGCCTTTGAGCCCCGCAAAAGCCGCCTGCAGAAGCCCGGCATTCGTCGCCGGGCCATGTTTGCCCGCATCCGCACTCGCAAGCACCTGCGCTATCGGGCCAGCGCCGACGAGGCTGCCGTGGGCTTTCGGGGCAGGGTGGCGGCCATTGCCGAGGTGCACCAGCACGGTCTTATTGCCGAGGTAGAACAGGGCGGGCCGCTGGTGAAATACGCCCAGCGGGAGCTGCTGGGTCTATCAGACGCCGACATGAGCCACATCGACACCCTGGTTAGCAAGCACCTTTCTGGGCGGTAAAAACCGCCCCATAAAATACCCCGCCAAGCCGTAAACCCGCCCGTTACACCGCCGCAGCCACTACGCGCGCGCATAAATCATCAACAATCACAGCTATGACCGAACTCGAACTCATCAGCGACCTGCAGCGCCGCATCGCCAATTTACTCACCTTGGGCATTGTGCACTCGGTGGATGGCATCTTTTGCCGGGTGGCCATTGGCGGCGATGCCAACAATCTCACCCCACCCATCAAATGGTTGGCAAGCCGCGCCGCGGATGAAAAAAGCTGGTCCCAACTCGACGTAGGCGAGCAGGTCATGCTGCTGTGCCCCTCGGGTGACCCCGGCAACGCGGTGGCCCTGCCGGGGTTATACAGCGCCGCCAAACCTGCCCCCAGCACCGACCCCGACGAAACTGTGAGTGTTATGCCCGACGGGGCGGTATTCAGTTACCACCACGGCAGCCAGCATTTATCCGTCACGTTGCCAGCAGGCGCCACCACCGAGCTGATTACCGAAGGCGGACTGCACATTGTCGGCGACACCGAAATTGACGGTAACGTGACCATTAACGGCACCACCCACAGCACCGGCGCCATCACCACCGACGATGACATGGCCGCTGCTGGTAGCGTCCATGCGGACGGTGACGTGTCCGACGGTATCCGCTCAATGGCCGCCGACCGCGTCATCTACAACAGCCATGACCACCCTCATGGCGACCCAACCACCGGCACAGCGAACCAGCCCCAATGAACGGCGTAAACGCAAAAACCGGCAAAGCGCTGAGCGGGGCAGAGCACCTGCGCCAATCCATTGCCGACATTCTCACCACCCCGGTGGGCTCCCGGGTAATGCGGCGGGACTACGGCAGCCTGGTGCCGCTGTTGATCGACCAGCCCCTCAACCCCGCCACCAAACTGCGGCTGTTTGCCGCCACGGCCCACGCCATTGCCAAGTGGGAACCGCGCTTTACGCTCACCAAAACCCGCTTTGGCCAGGCGGATACCGGCAAATTTGAGCTGCACGTTGAGGGCATTGATGAATCAGGCCAGCAAGTGCTGACGGGAGTGCCGCTGTAATGACCACCACATTTTCCGCCATCGACCTGTCCCAGTTGCCACCGCCCAACGTGGTCCAACCCCTGGACTACGAAACCATCCTGGCAGAAATGATTGCCGACATGCGCGCCCGCCACCCGGACTTTGACGCCAATGTGGAATCAGACCCGGCCTATAAAATTCTGGAAGTGGCCGCTGCCCGTGAGCTGAATATTCGCCAGCGGGTTAACGATGGCGCCCGGGCCATTATGCTGGCCTATGCCACCGGCTCAGACCTGGACCAGCTCGCCGCCAACAAAGAACTCACCCGTTTTGTGCTCGACCCCGGCAACCCCAACGCCATCCCCCCGGTGCCGCCCACCTACGAGTCTGACGCCGACCTGCGCCGCCGGGTGCAACTGGCTGACGAAGCTCTGACCACGGCCGGCAGTCGCGGCAGCTACGTGGCGCTCACACTGAACGCCGACGCCAGCGTTAAAGACGCCGACGCTGAAAGCCCAACCCCCGGCGAAGTGACTGTGTATGTGCTCAGCCGCACAGGTGACGGCACCGCCGACAGCGGCTTGATCGAGACGGTAGAGGCGGCACTGAATGACGAAGACAAGCGGCCAATGACTGATAACGTCACTGTGCTGTCGGCCACCATCACCACCTATGCCATCGAGGCCGTGCTCACCATCTACCCCGGCCCCGATGCCATGGTAGTGCAGGCCAACGCCATTGCCGCCGCCCAGGCCTACGCCGACAGCATCCACAAACTGGGTTACGACATTAAATTGTCCGCCGTGTATGCCGCCCTGCATCAACCTGGAGTGCAGTCAGTAGATCTGGTCCAGCCCGCTGCCGATGTCGCCATCGACACCGGCGAGGCCGCCTATTGCACCGCCTTTGATATCACCGTGGAGGGCGAAGCCGGTGTCTGATACTAGCCTGCTGCCCAAAAACGCCAGCGACTTTGAGCTGGCGCTGGAGGCCGTCACCGCCCGGATCGGAGAGGTGCCGGTGGTCATGCGGGAGGTCTGGAACCCCGAGACCTGCCCCTATGCGCTCTTGCCCTGGCTGGCCAGCGCCGCCTCGGTAGATGCCTGGGATGCCAACTGGACCGACGCCCAAAAGCGGGCGGCTATTAAAGCCTCGCTGGCCGTGCATCGCCGCAAAGGTAGCATTGGCGCCGTCAAACGCGCCCTCAATGCCATTGGCCTTGGGGTGAAAGTGCAGGAATGGTTCAACCAAGACCCAGCCGGCGACCCTTATACGTTCAACCTGATTTTTGAAACCGACCAGACCGGCATCCGCTTTGAAGATATCGACAAAATTCTGGCCGTGGTCGACAGCGCCAAAAGCCTGCGCTCACACCTGAATGAAATCATCCCCATTGTGATCAGCCGCAACCAGCCCGCGTTCGCCACCGCCAGTAACAGCGGCCACGAAGTCACCGTCAATCAATACGCCGACCCCATCGTTGTCATCAACGAACTGGTCGTGCCCGTCACCGAGGCCTGAAATGGAAGTTAAAAATTACTTCGCCTTCACTGCTGAAAATAAGCCAATTCCGTTTTGCAAGGCTTACCTCTACGAAGCGGGCACCAGCAATCTGGTAACCGGGCTGACGGATAAAAACGGCAACCCCATCGATAACCCATTTCAGGCGGATAAAGATGGATTGGTGCAGTTTGCAGGCCCTAATGGCGTGTATGACCTGCGGTTTAAAAGCAGCCTGCGGGACTATCGGATACGGGTGAGTATTGTTGATACGCCTGCGCTGTTGGCGGCGGCGACTTCTGCAGAAGCCAGCAAAGCGGCCGCAGAAATTGCTATGGGTGAAACTATTTTATCTAGGGATAAAGCCCAATTATCAGCCCTTCAAGCCGCTGCTGCAGGCCATGTTTATGAGAGCACTGTGATCGCTCAAAGCTATGGTGTAGGCGGGGCTGTTATTAACAATGCCGGTGACGGTGCTACTGACGGCCAGTACAACATCCCTGTAATAGGTGACGGTGATGGGGCGCTTTATCGCGCAATATTCTCTGGCGGCGCCTTGATCGCTATGCTAGTACAGAGCAAGGGCGGAAACTATAGTTCAGCATCTTTCGATTTTTCGGCCGTGCCAGGCTTTACTGGGGGTGATGTAACGCCTGTATTATTGCAAAACCGGCCTAGTGGCGAACTGTATGTGGTGCCTTTAAATGATGGGACTGGTGCCGCCAGATACTACATCAACAACAACGGCGTGGCGTATACCGAAGATGAATGGATTATACAGTCTGACTCTCTCATAAAAGCCGTTTTTGCAAACCACTCTGTTAGCTCTACGAAAATCCCTTTGTTTAAATTCCTCGACGGTCGGGTTCCTTTGTGGCTTGAAGGAAATATGCTTTCAGCAAAGGGGCTTTCTGGCGGACTGATGGATTTCGTTGAAAGTTGGTTGTTGGGAAAGGGCCTAATACTTGATAAAGGAGAAGTTGGCTATCCGGATTTTTCAATTTTAACCGCAGACAAAAAGGTCATCTTCCGATACCAAGGCGGGGTGGCTTACTATTATGGAAAATCTCCTAATGTTATTTCCCCAGAGAAATCTATTAGAGGTGCTAGTCTGTACGCGTATAAAACCGCGATTGCGAAAGCAATAGAGGGCGCCGGAAATATAATAAAGCTTGCGCTTACTGGTGATTCTTGGCGCGAGCGATGGCTAATACCTCAGCGCATAGCAGATCGGTTGTATGCCGTGTATGGGCAGGGTGCTGACGGCTGGATTTCAGTTTCATCCACCGACGATGCCGAGAATCTTACCTCGCGCAAGCCGTTAAATGGCGTGACGGTTGCCCGCACCAACTTTACCTTGGTTGATATCAGCGCCGATGCCAAAACAGGCCTATTCGGTCCGGATGGGCACCGCATCGACTGCACAACAGCGACTGGCACGATCACAATAACAGGCATCAGGGCTGAGACGCTTAAAGGGTACTATCTGGATACGGACGGGACTTGGGAGTACAGGATTGACGGCGGAAGCTGGGTGGCAGTCAATGAGGCTGGGTCTGGGAATACTTCGGAAATTGAAATATCTGGGCTTTCCACCGCATCTACGCACACGCTCGAGATTAGGACAACTGGAAACACCGGAACCGTCACATTCTATGGTTTCTACGCTACTGGTATCAGCGGCATAGAGGTGTCAAAGATGGCGAACAGTGGTGCGACCGCGCCGCAGTATGCATCCATTGTTGATGATGAGAGTGTGCACTACATACTTCAGGATATTGGCGTTGATCTTGTCGAAGTTTGTTTGGGTACCAACGACTTTAACCAAGGCGTCGGGTTGGCAAGCTACCGATCAGGGCTTGAGTCATTGGGTTCTGCCTACAAATCTGCGCGGACTGAAACAGGCATTGTTATTACGTCTCCGCCGGCATGCAACGCCGCAGGCAGTTACCCGATGTCGTCATACAGGGATAGGGCAGCTGATGCAGCAAAAACACTGAAGTGTGAGCATTTTGATCAGTTCTCTCTTTTCGCAAGTTTTGATGTGATGAATAACCTTGGTCTTTGGGCGGATGGCTACCACCTTAATTTTATTGGCGGTCGATTCACAACCGAAGAACTTGTATCCGAATATTTAATCCCTTTTTGAGGCAATAGCTATGTCGATTTACGATTCTCGAGTGTTAACCCTTGGAGTCAACAGCAACGATGATGATTTGCCACATATATCGGAGTTTTTACGCTATGTGCCAGAGGAGGATTTGGTTGAATTTTGGACGGCTTTATCAGGTTTAGGCTTGGATGACGAAGCCGCCGTTGAAAGCTGGGTAGGTGTGAATGGATCGACGGCAACACAAGTAGACGCCAGTAAGAAGCCGCTATTTTTGGTCGATGAAATTGCGCCAGGGATACCTGGGATAAAAGGTGATGGGACCAACGATATATTACAGACATCTGTCACACCGCCTTCTCAGGGTGTTTTGTTAGCAGGATTTAAAACACCTCCGAGCTTGAGTGGCGTTAAGGTTCTTATGGGGTCTTATAGTGGGTCCGCTAGCTCTGCGATTTCCATCGGCTTCAACGGCACAGAGATCGCGGCTCAAGTTGGAGACCAGAATTTCACAACGCTAAAAGGCGGGCTGCTTACTCCGAGCACGATATACATTGCAACGCTATCATGGAATGCAACTGACTGCTTTCTGCGGCTAAATGGAGAGCAGGTTGCCTCGGCATCTTGGGATGGGTCGGTTGGAACTGCGGTGCTAGGCTTGCTAGGAAGAAATGCTGGGTCTCCAAACTACAACACATTGGCAAGCCTTGGAGCTGCTGGCATTTATGGCGCGTTTAAGTCCGGCGCAGACATGGAATTAATCGAAGAGCGGTTAGCGAATGCAATAGGCCTGTCCATCTAAATCTAAATGCTGATAGAGAGCCTACAATGCCAAACTTCAAAACCATCCACACCGCATATGCCCTAGAGCGCCTTGCTGCCGCTGAAATCAGCGGCGAGCCCATCAACCTGGTGGAGATCGCCGTGGGCGATGGCAACGGCAACGAGGTTTACCCCGACGAAGGACAGGCCACACTGGTGCGGGAGCGTTTCCGCGATGTTGTAAACCGGGTATATCAAGACCCGGAGGACAACACCCGCTATACCGCTGAGCTGATTATTCCTGCTACTGAAGGCGGTTTTACGCTGCGGGAAATTGGGGTGTTTGACGATCAGGGCGGGCTGTTTGTGGTCGGCAATCTGCCGGAAACCTACAAGCCTACCGATGCCGATGGGGCATTTTCCGACACGGTGGTCCGCGTTGAATTTGCCGTGAGCAACGCGGCGGTGATCACCCTGCAGGTCGACCCCAACGTGGCGGTGGCCACCCAAACGTGGATCATCAATAACGTCAAAATGGCCACGCTCACACCGGGCGGCACCACCGGCCAGGTGTTGCGCAAGCAATCGAATACCGATGGCGATGTGGACTGGGAAGACCCCGACGTGGCCAATATCACTGTGGACACCATCGAAGAAGAGCAAACCCTGGCCGACAGCCAAACCCAGGTGGATTTGGCGGTGGTCAGCACCCGGGGGCTGGCGGTATACATTGACGGCCAGCGCCTTTACCCCGGGGCAGGGGTCGATCAGTGGCAGAAGGCGGCGGCGCCCAATGATGAAACCCGCATCATACTGGGCCAAAGCTACACCGCCGGCACAAAGATCATCTGCGCCCAGAACGAGCCCACCGGCAGTGCTCCGGCGCCGCTGGAAAAAAGCAAGAACCTGTCGGATGTGGCCAGCGTAGCGACCGCCCGGGCAAACCTCAGCGTGTACAGCAAAGTGGAGGCAGATCAGAAGGCACCCCCGGGGCTGGTGGGCATGTTTGCCCGCAACTCGGCGCCGACGGGCTGGCTCAAAGCCAACGGCGCGTTGGTGAGCCGCACAGCCTATGCCAACCTCTTTGCTGCGATCGGCACCACCTTTGGCAATGGCGATGGCTTTAACACCTTTGCGCTGCCGGATCTGCGCGGAGAGTTTATGCGAGGCTGGGATGACAGCCGCGGCATTGATTCCGGCCGGTCCTTTGGCTCAGCCCAAGGCTCAGATAACAAGGCCCACACCCACTTTTCGTTTACGTCAGACACTGGCTCAGTTAACCCGCAAAGCAGCCCCATTACCGCCGGCAATAGCCCGGTGCCGAGGAGCGCGACCGGGGGCGAGGCCAACGCGCATATTGCCGGTAAAACCTCCACGCCATCGGTGGGCCTGACATCGTCAACGGGTGGCAGTGAGTCTCGCCCCCGAAATATTGCCATGCTGGCCTGCATCAAGTATTAAAGGAGCTTCTCATGATCGTTTATCAACACGACGCTGCCGGTCTGTATCAGGGCGAAACCGAAGCCGACGAATCACCCCTGGAACCCGGCAAGTTTTTATTGCCCGCTCGATGCACCGAAACACCGCCGCCGCCCGAGGTGCCCGAGGGAAAATGGCCGCGCTGGAACGGTCACAGCTGGGGTCTGGTCAACCGGCCCGCCCAGGCAGAACCCGAAGACCCCGTGGCAAAGCTGCAGGCCTTTTTGCAGCAAAACCCCGACGTGGCACAACTCATTTCCCAATAGCCCACCATCTTGCCCCGCTGTATAGCGGGGGTTTACTCCTGCCGCTGCTTTAACGCGCATGGCAACCAGCGAAAAATGCGGGTAACGCAATCATTAATCGCTGGAGACCACCATGTCTGACCAATATCACCACGGCGTCCGCATCATTGAAAAATCCGAAGGGGCGCGCCCAATTCGCACCGTAAATACGGCGGTGATTGGTCTGGTGGGTACTGCGCCAGACTCCACTCCAGCGGTGGCCGCCACCGGCCAAATTGGTGTTGCCGCCTCAAACACCGCCATCGCGCTCACCTCGGCACTGATCGGCCAAGCTGGCAACAGCATCACCATTACGGTTGTTGATACCGGCGAGGTGGACGAAGCGCTGGCGGTAGCGGTAGTCGGCAACGACATCACTGTCACCCTGGCCACCGACGGCACGGGCGACGTGACCAGCACCGCCGCCGATGTGATTAGCAAACTCACCAGCGAGGCGTCCGCCCTGGTCACTGCGGCCAATGCCACCGGCTCAGACGGCACTGGCGTAATGATTGCCGAGGCGAAAGTCACCCTGTCTGGCGGCGTCAACGAACCCTTCCCGCTGAATACCCCCGTGCTGGTACTGGGCAACCTGGCCAAAGCCGCGCTGCTGGACAGCACCGGCAGAGGTCTTGGCACCTTGCCCGCCGCCATGACCGCCATCTTTGACCAGATTGGCGCCATGGTTGTGGTAGTGCGGGTGGCAGAGGGCATTGATGATGCCGCCACCACCACCAACGTGATCGGCTCAGTCGTAGACGGTAAAGCCACCGGCCTGCTGGCCCTGAAAGATGCCCAGGCACAGCTTGGCGTTAAGCCTCGCATTCTGGGCGTGCCTGGGCTGGATCACCTCACCGGCGTGATTGCGGCCATGGTGAGCGTGGCAGACGACCTGCGCGCCTTTGCCTATGCCTACATTAGCGCCGACACCATGGAGGCCGCTGTTACTTCTCGCGATGGTTACGGCTCCAAGCGCCTTATGCTGCTGTGGCCCGAGTTCACCGGCTGGAATACCGCGCTGAATGCTGAGGTCGCGCTTACCTCAACCGCCCGCGCACTGGGTGTGCGTGCCCGTGCCGACAACGAGGTGGGCTGGCACAAAACCCTGTCCAACATTGAGGTGAACGGCGTAACTGGCATTTCCAAGTCGGTGCATTTCGATCTGACCAACGTCAACACCGACGCCAACTACCTCAACGGCAACGAAATCACCACGCTCATTCGCAGCAGCGGCTTCCGCTTCTGGGGTTCGCGCACCTGTTCCAATGACCCGGTGTTTGCCTTTGAATCTGCCGCCCGCACTGGCGACATTCTGGCCGACACTATTGCCGAGGCGCACATGTGGGCCATGGATAAGCCCATGAGCAAGGTGCTGATCAAAGAGATTGTGGAGGGCATCAACGCCAAATTCCGCAGCCTCAAGGCCAGCGGCTACATCGTGGATGCCTATGCCTACGTCGACACCGACCTCAACACCACCGAGACCTTGGCAGCGGGCAAGCTCACCATCAGCTACGACTACACCCCCGTGCCGCCGCTGGAAGACCTCACCTTCATCCAGACCATTACCGACCGTTACCTGGTGCAACTGGTCGCCTAAGCGCGCCTGACGCCATCCACTCAATCACCGGAGAGCAACCATGCTGCCCAAGAAACTGAAGAACTTTAACCTGTTTGCCGACGGTGAAAACTTTGTTGGCAAGGTGGACGAAATTACCCTGCCCAACCTTGAGCGCAAGATGGAAGAAATGCGCCCCGGCGGGTTTAACGCGCCGGTCGATAGCGACATGGGTATGAACAAACTCACGTCGTCTTTCCGCCTGCACGAAATGGCCGCCAGCGTGTTGCGTCAGTTCGGCGTAACTACGGTAGACGGCGTGGCCCTGCGCTTTCTGGGCGCGGCTGTGAGCGACGGCGACACCAGCCGCACCGATGCCATTGAGGTGGTTATGCGTGGGCGCTACAGCGGCTTGGAGCTGCCCAGCGGCTACAAAGCGGGGGAGTCGGGCATGCTCAACTGCACGGCCAGTCTCAGCTATTTCAAATACGTTGTGAACGGCGAAACGCTGATTGAAATCGACGTGATCAACATGATCGAGAACGTGGGCGGCACCGACCGCCTGGCGGGTCAGCGTAACGCGCTGGGGCTTTAGTTCTCGGGATATTTAGGGGCGACGTAAGTGCTGATTGATTACATATCACCCGAAAAACTTCCAGCGGCAGTTGTTTATCTGGACTGGTGCTTTTTCGCTTACTGGCCCAGCTTGATCGCCTCATTAGTATTTTTTTTGGCGCATTACTGGATGACAAGTAGCCACCATGGCGCATCTGGATTATCGCTTGCTTTGCTTGTGGGGATTTGTGCGTGGGTAGTCAGCTGTGCAGTTCGATACGGCTACGCCGTTGGCTGACGATTAGAAATTAACAGGGGCAAACCATGACAGAAAAAAACCACAGCCTGATCACGCTGAAAAAACCGATCAAACGCGGTGAGCAGGAAATTACCGAACTCACTCTGCGCAAGCCCAATACAGGGGCATTGCGTGGTTGCCGCCTATCAATGCTGCTGAACTCGGATGTAGACAGCCTGATCACCGTGCTGCCGCGTATCACCGAGCCTGCCCTGACCGAGCACGACATTGCCGACATGGATGTAAAAGACCTGGTCAGCTGCGCCGGGGAGGTAGTCGGTTTTTTGACCGAATAGGGCGGCAGGCAGGCATGCCGCTGCCCGACCAGGTGGAAGAGGCCATGGCAAATATCGCTACCATCTTCCACTGGCCGCCCTCAGAAATGGCGGCAATGCCCCTTGCCGATCTGGTCATGTGGGAGCAAAAAGCGCGGGACCGATCCGGCAACACTAACCCCAACTGAACCCGGTAACGCACATGAGCAATCTGGATACCGCGCTAACCCTCAAACTGGTCGACCAATGGAGTGCACCCGCTAAAAAGCTGGCTGGCATCAACAGCGAGCTTGCGCAAAAACTCTCTGCCACCGGTAACGAACTCAAGAATATCGGCAACCAGCGCAAAGCGGTGGCCCGCCTCAAAGAATATGAGCTGGCATCCAGCAAGGCCAAAGACGCCTCTGCCCAGGCGGCGGAGAAGGTCAAGCAGTTGCGGCTGGCGCGGGAGAAAGAAGCCGATCAGCTTAAAATTACCCAGGCCAACCTGCGCAAACTGCAGGAGCTCAAAGCCAGCGGCGTGAAAGTTGATGCCAAA